TTATCTAAAAGCCAGTACAATTATAAATACCGCAGCCTTATTTGAGTACCGGAAATTTCCGGTTTCATTATCGGGATTATTCCTCTTTACCTGCATATCACTGGTCATCTAACTTTACTTCAATAAAATTTCAATCATTAACTCTTTAATATTCAAAGCGATGAGCAGCATTAAAATAGCCGTCCAAAATCAATTTATTGGACTAACAGATCAACAAGTTCAGGCAGTTGTAGATGCTTTACAGATACAGGTACACGAGCACTTTGCCCCAGCCTGGGGAATAGATGCAGAGATAACTTTTTATCCGAAAGGGGCTTTGCCGTCTGGGGCCTGGCAGCTGATCATTTTAGACAACTCAGACCAGGCCGGCGCATTAGGCTATCACGATTTAACCAGCGAAGGCTTGCCATTGGGCAAAGTATTTGCCGGTACAGATCTTAAGTTCGGCACTTCATGGTCGGTAACGGCAAGTCATGAACTGCTTGAAATGCTGGGTGACCCGGATATCAACTTAACTGTTTTTGTTGAAAATAAAGCCGGTACCGGCGTGCTGTATGCTTATGAAAATTGTGATGCCTGCGAAGATGACAGTTTTGCTTACCTGATTAACGGCATTAAAGTTTCTGACTTCGTATTTCCATCATGGTTTCAGAAATTTCATTTACCCGGTACTCAATTTGATTACGGTAAGCATATTACACAGCCTTTTGAATTATTAAAAGGTGGTTATATCGGTGTATATGATATTGAATCCGGAAGCGGCTGGCAGCAGAAATACCCGGCAGACCAAGTGCTGAAATATAGTATGCGGGCGCACATTGGCAGTAGGAGAGAGCGAAGAAAAACACCAAAGTCGCAATGGTTAAAAAGTAGCGCTAATGTAGTTTCATCTCCAAAACTTAAATATGTACGAGCAATTATGGGAGATGAAGGCGGTTTTAAACCAATCACATTTATAGTAAAGTTTTTTGATGGCCGAGGCGGGATTTGCTTTTTTGATTTTCAGGGAAGTATGGGTAGTGGAAGGTGCATTAATTCTGATGACGGAGATACTCAATCCTTTACCGTAAATCAGGTTTTAGGAGACCAAAGCATTGTAGTTACTGGTAATGCGCCAAACGGAGGGAAAATTACGGTTGAAGTTCGGGATGCCCACGGAACGGTCCTGTCTTCTGCAAATGATAACACATTTGACCAAAATATTATTGATAGTTTCATTAAATCTTATACCGTTAGCTAAACCATATCATGAAAAAAGTTTATCTTATAGTGATGTTGCTATTCTCAATAGCAAGTAGGGCACTCTGTCAACAAACATCGCCGGACGAAAACGATGCTATAACGAGAACAATAGCAAATACTCCTACCAAATCGAGTGTTAGTTATGAGGCTCTGACCAAATTTTTTCAATCAACCGTTACGACATTAAATGGAGGCGGATATCAATTCAAATCAACTTTGTTTAATACATTCAATCTATTTAAAGATGGTCGCCTGGATTTATCCAATTATTACACCAGTAAAGCCGGGCGATTTGCAAGAAATTTTGAATACAGTCTGGGTATTGATAAGGGTAAAAGTGGAGGGTTTAACATATTAACAGGCGGATTTAAATATGCAATTATTAATAATCGCGATAAAAGTGAGCACAACTTCTTTAATGATTTTTTTTTGATAGATAAAAGAATTGGAAATGCAAATGCTAATGCCGAAGGCATCTATCGAGCAGAAATCGCCGAAATAAAAAAGCAGGACCCCAAAAAAGCCTCCCAAATGGAAGCCGACTTGAAAAGTTCCAATGAAAAATTTAGAACATCTCATAATTTATCAGACTTATCAAAGCGCATACAAGATTTGAGAGATAGCCTGATAGGGTCCGCAAGAAAAGATTTACAAACGCAATATGATAAGAAAGCCAAGCAACTTGACATGAAAAGCCTGCTTACTTTAAGCGTGAATCCGGAATATAAATGGAACACTAAAACACTTGATAGCACTAATTTTGCCTTAAGATACCTTGTTGGAATAGGAAAAAAATCGGAAAAACCATGGTTTTTAGATTTGCAGTTTAACGATATCTTAAAACATGATACCATGTCAAATAAAGGGTTAGGTAGAAACCTTATTAGAATCTATGCTGGGGGTAATAAAATTCTGGCTAACGATAAGGAGAACAATCCCTTGTTTGAAATGGAGTTTGCTTTGGAAGAAAACTGGATAACAAATAAGGTTTTGTATACAAATGAAGAACGAAACACACTCAAGTTTGACGCAGTATTTAGTCTTCATATTACTAAAGAATTTACGCTGCCTGTTACGTTAAAATATGACCTTAAAAAACCAAACTTGTTTGGTTTTTTAACCCTTCAATGGAATCTGCAAGGTAAAACATCTAATTAACCATCAAACCATATTATCATGCCAAATGTAAAATGTATAACTCCTGATTGTCCTTGCTGGATTTCGGATCCCTGCGTCAAAACAAATGCATTATTTCAAATAAGAACCGATCTTTTAGAACGATTAGTCCAAGCCCCTGCCGACAAACAGATATCGGCCAGTATTAATCAAGTTGACTCGCTTATTGTAAGCGAGTTGGGGATCCAGGATATCCACGCCCAACATCAGTTATTCAAAAAATCAGGCACACAAAGAACTGTGTTTCATTTATTTACCCTTGTTTGTGTGCTTAACCATAAAAATCAATACAACATAAGCTGTTAAAGTTATGGCAATCAATGATACGAATGTTGTTTCGGACCCTTTTTGGCTTAATATCGGGGCCGAAGAAGTTTACAACTCAGCTCCAAACAGAAAAGATGCTATCCAAAAATTACAGGCAGCTATTGCATGGGTTTTTACTGTTTATACGGCAACAACAATGGGATCGGTAGTTTTTTCAAAAAAAGACGACTGGAATATTTATTCATTATTGTTATTGGGATTTGCCTTTATGAGCTTAACTATGGCATACTGGCTGGCAACTATTGCTTATTTCCCCGTACCTGAATCATTTTATGCGGCCGATCCGGAATCTGTACGGGCCGCTTTTAACAAAGCTGCAAAGCGAAATAATATTCGGTTTAAATCGGCAGTTATACTTACTTCAATTGGTGTGTTTTTTTATAGCGTTGGATTGTTGGCGCAGTTTGGGGCGCCCGCTTTTAAAAAATATTTCGCAAACACTGAAAAGTGTGCAGGCCTGAACGCCACATTGGTTAAAAGTAACAACGCTAAAATGGTTACTTTAAAAATAAGTTCAACAAAAAACTCCTGGCATCAGGTGTGGATTTTGCATGATACGGTGGCAAACAAAAAGAAAATTACTGATACTATCGCTGTTGACAATTGCTGTTTCGGAAAGGAGCATTGGTTGTTTGCCGACTCAACTGCAACCTGTATCCTCAAATTCAAAGCCCCCCAAAAGCAGCACCTATATGTAATTATTAATAGAGTGGATACCCTATTAAAAGGGAAGCTTGTACTAACTTATAAGTTAAAGTATCCTATTTATTAAGGCGCCAAGAAAATGTCGTTATAATTTCAAGGTGGCATTCTTAGGCCGTTTGGGCATGGTTAAATTAAAAACTTCTATGTTGTTAAACACCACCATTTATCGGAAACCAAGTCATAAAAAAAGTTGTCAATTTTATTGACAACTTGCTTAAAAAAGTGACCCCGGAGAGGTCAATTATGAATTGGCTTTTAACTGAAAAACAGTCAGTTATAAAAACATAGTGAAACAAAGGAGAAACATTACTGAATTTTAACCCCTTCCTTATCCGTTTCAGTCTTTATTTTATCAAGCATCTTGCTTAATTTTCTTATATCCCCTTTTAGCGACACCTGCACCGTTATTTCCTCGTTTCCATACGTACCTGCTGGCTCTCTTAGCACATGCATTGTTGGTGCCTCCTTTCCTATATATCTGAAATAATCCGATAAAAAATCAAACTTCAAAACTTCTGACACTTTCATAATTGTTTTAAGCTTAGTGTCGATAAATGCAGACGGATTATAAAACCATCCCTGGCTAACATCTGCCTCATCGAGAAACCAGGCCAGCTTTTCTCCAGTAAGTTCAAATTTTTCTTTTAAGAGCGCCTTGAACGGGTATTCTTCCATTTTTTTGTAAATTTTATTTTGCTTTAAATCAGATAGTTATATAGTTTATTCCAAAAACTTATTATAAGTATTTGGAATATTACATTTTATCATAGTACATTTATATCACAATTAGGGCACAAAGCCAACACAATTGTAGCACAAATTAAGCACAAAGCAACCAATTAAAAAATACCATTTAAATAGTACAAAATGGCCGACGACACTAAACCGAAGATACCTACCGAATACCTCCCCGAAAACTGGCGGAAACTCGGCGCTGAAAAATTTGATTTGTCTGAGTCAACTATCGGCAAAGTTGCTTCAGGGGCGCGCAATAATGATGATGTTTTTGATTACCTGCTCGATTTAGCAGTTAAAGGAAAGCAAAAGGCTGCCGCCGCAGAGGCAAACAGGCAATCACTTTTAGAAAAATTAAACGCCTGATCCATGCACACTTTACCCGCAGGACTATTCGACCAAAATGCAGAGTTTTTTGCAGATGCTGACATGAAAGCCTTTTGCCTTACCGGCGGCCGCGCTGTAAGTATTGACGAACTAAGCGGAAACATGATAGCAACCATTGAGGCAGATATGTTGCAGCACCCTGAAAAACTTAAAGGCATTGCCAAAATGGGGATATACGGTCGCATGCCGGTGATAAACCAATACGTAGTATGTAATTACGGTGGCTTTGATCATACGCCGGATATGATAAACGGCCAGTTACAGCAAAAGGAATACTGGCCATGCCCAAAGCGCGGAATATGCAAAATGGAGGGTATTGTTTGCGATAGTTTAAAGACCAATATCGGTGAAGTACTTACATCATCGGAGGTTAAAGTTTTAAAGCATGTTGCCATGGGGTACCTGGACAAGGAAATAGCTCATAAACTCAATATTGCCATCGGTACGGTAACCACTCATACCCGTAATATCCGCAAAAAAACAGGCTTTCAGCGCAAAGCCGATTTAACCAGGTTCGCCACTCAAAAACATTTGATATAACCATGCAAACCCAAACCATGCAACAGCAAACAGGCACGGTGCTTACCGAGCGTGATGTAGTTAATAAGCTTCGTAGTTATGCCATTGAGCGAAAATACGCCTTAAAAGCTTATCAGTATGCTACGGGGGCGGCTGAAAAATTGGAAGCTGTTGAGCAGGTTTTGATCAAGCTGGAAATTGCCGAGTTGCAATCATCACCAAAACAAGTTATTAAAACCGTAATGACATGCGCGCTCGACCTGCATTTTATAGCGCCTCGCGCTACAAAAAAGTTGTATCAAACATGGTATGAAAAAATAGAGGCCATTATGCAGGCCTGCCGGGATTACCTCTGATACATCAAACAATAATTTAACAATCAAACCATAAACAAATGAACAAACCGCTTATCAGCTTTCACGGAAAGCAGGAAATTAAGGATGCTAAAATAGCAGACATTAAACGTCACCAGGTATTAGATAACCTGAGGCAGGGATCATATTGGGAAAATCAAAAAGGCTGTGCAGTTACCTGTACCATGTTCAGCCCCGAAGATTTCGAAAAACAGACCGTAAATACCTCGGATATACACGGAAGGTATGAAACCCAATTAGGTATCCCGCGCATATTGGCAAGACTTGAGGATCGTTTTTTCGAGGGGATGACAGTCGAAAATTCAAAAGAGTGGCCATTGCGGTTTATAGAGGCTGTACCGGTTGGTGTTAATCTTGAAAATGTTTGGCGCAGGTTTATGGCCTGGATGCTGGCAGATAACGCCGAAGGCGTTATAAAATTTGCTAAAAATGATAAGCAAAGAAAGGCTATACAGGACGTTGCTGATGCTTTTACAAGATCAATTACCGAAACCGTTACCTATGATGAATGGGCGCAAGTAAGAAATGATGCTGCTGCTGCTGCTGCTGATGCTGCTTATGCTGCTGCTGCTGCTGATGCTGCTTATGCTGCTGATGCTGCTGCTGATGCTGATGCTGCGCGCACCAGCGCACGAAAAGCTCATTTTTTCAAAATGAGCGAAAAACTACTCGAACTTTTAAGGGAGGCTGCATAATGCAAACCTCACTGGAACTATTCCCAAACGTGCCGGAAAACAATGATGTTTTCGGCACACCCGAGGCGGGCGTAAAAGCCTCACTCGAAAATTACATAGCTGTTTGCGGGTTGGTTGCTTATAAAGACTTCTATATGAAGATTAAGTACGGCCAAATTGAAAACATTCCCGAATCAATTACCCGCGCTCAATATCTCGACTTAGCTAAAGAGGTTTATCAAAGCAGGGCCGGTAGGGTTGAAAGGCAAAAGAGCAAAGCCAAATACTTTGCAGTTCGTAACCGGATCAAAAAACAACAACGATGAATGTATTTCTTAACGCGGCCTTTTCTGAGCTGGAACTGCTCGAAATGGAAAATCAGGATCTTGAAGATATCATTAACGATGAATCCATTCCCGAAGTGCCGAGGGCAATGGCCGGGTTAAGACTGGAGGGCAATATGATGACCATTTGCATGCTGAACTCACGCATTGATAAACACATCGAAAATATGCCTATTGATATCCTGATTAACGAAATAAATCATACATCATGCACAAACAGGCGTTAACCCAGGCTTATGATATTGTATGCCCTAAATGCAAAACAAGGCAAACCGCTTTTATTAAGCTGAGTATTGGCCACATTGATATTTACCATGCCGAAACCACAGCAACCGGCGAAACAAGGTCAAACATCAGCTACCAATTGACAAAAGGCATACCGTACATACTTTGTGTTAACCGCTGGGGTTGCCAGCACCTGATTGTGGGCGACGAACTGGATGAGGTTACCACCTTCCGGGTTACGTGCCCTTCTGATATCAGGAAACTTAAACAAGCGCAATTAATTTAAAAACCAACAAACCATTATGGAAGCCATAATTTACCTTATCAAGTACGCGGCGGTTGTATTGTCGTGTATAGCACTGGCGCTTATCTGCGCCTTCCGATCCGAAATTTACCAATGGTTAAAATCAGGCATCCAGCGCAAAAAAATAATTTACGGTTGCGAAGCGCGTGGCGACGCCCATGAGCCTTATCTAACCCGGTTTATCATTTTTTACGGCAAAAAGCTTAAAATCTACTTTCACAAATTTCACCGTAGTGACGCTGTTGACCTTCACGATCACCCCTGGAACTTTGTTAGCATAATCCTTTGGCGCGGCTATATGGAAGAGGTACCGGACGGATCGGCGCCAGGTTACCGAAAACAAAAACGCATTTGGCCCGGCATGATCATTTACAGGGCTGCACACCACGCTCACCGGGTGGTACTCTTGAACGATAAGCCAGCCTACACCCTTGTTTTTGTATCGAAATACGTGCGCCAATGGGGCTTTTTTACTTCGCGCGGATGGATGAACTACAAAAATTATTTCACAGAAAAAGGCTGTTAATCATGCAAAACTCATCAATTGAATGGACAGACCACACCTTTAACCCTTGGTGGGGCTGTATGAAAGTAAGCGAAGGTTGTAAAAACTGCTACGCCGAAAAACAGGATAACAGGTACAACCATGAAAACCCGCATTGGGGGCCAAACAGCACCCGGAAAACACAATCCAAACAATATTGGCGGATGCCTTTTAAGTGGGATTTAGATGCTAAGCAGGTTGGTATAAACGCAAAGGTTTTTTGCGCGAGTATGGGCGATGTATTTGAAGATCACCCGCAATTAAATGAACTCAGGATTGATCTTTTCTACATCATTATTAACACGCCTAACCTTATATGGCAGCTATTGACCAAGCGCCCTGAAAACATTTTAAAAATGGTACCTGATGCATGGTTGAAAAATTGGCCGGATAATGTTTGGATAGGAACAAGCGTAGAAAGCCAGCCTGTTGCGGAAGAGAGAATACCAATATTGTTGATGGTGCCGGCTAAAGTGCGTTTTTTAAGTTGCGAGCCGCTTTTAGGCCGCCTCGACCTTGCAAACATTTGTAATGGATTTAACGCTTTAACAGGCTTCGACGGATATATAAAAAAATTTGCGTATGCCAGGGGTATTGATTGGGTTATATGTGGTGGAGAAAGCGGACATACCGAGCGACCGTTACATATTGAATCAGCCCGACAGCTTAGAGACCAATGTGCTAAATATGGGGTGCCATTTTTCTTTAAACAATGGGGCGATTGGGTTGAATTAGATCAAATGCCACCTCATGTAAAGCGCGACTTAGAAGACAATTACATACGCGCAAAATCAAAAGTTTTTCACGATGAGAACAACTATTACAGGTTCTATAAGCTGGGGAAAACCATGGCAGGGGCGCTGCTTGATGGAGTTACACATAAAAACTTTCCTAAAATTTAATCACGTAATAAAATGAAAGAATACCCTATACTATTCAGCACTGCTATGGTGCAGGCCATACTTGCAGGAAATAAAACTGTGACAAGGCGCGAAATTAAACAGTTACCAACCGATACTTATTTACAAACACTTGTTTTGCACGCTTCAGGAAAATATACCTGGGCTCCGAACGGTAAAAACCCTATCACTGATGCCGATATCATCGAAAGGAAGCCACCATTTGGAGAAATAGGTAGTAAACTTTGGGTTCGCGAAGAGCACTTAATAAGCGTAAACGGCAACCATATACAATGTGTTTTCAAAGACTTAGGAGCGATTATGCTTCACTTTGATGAGATACCCGCAAATACCCTAAAAAACCTTAAGAAAAGGAAAACGCTTGGCAAGTGGCAGCGGGCAAGGTTTCTACCTAAATGTTTTGCCCGAATTTGGCTTGAGATAACCGAGATTGAGGCCGAGCGCCTGCACGATATCACCGAAACCGATATTTTACGAGAAGGGGTGCGTATACCGTGTGCAGATAACAAACCAGTGTTCAAGCTGGGTATAGAAAATTCTGCCGCATCATTCCTGCCTGAGGGTTTTATGCAGAAAGACAACGGCATCATATTAACACAGGAAATGCTTTTAAAAGCCCACTGGGCAGAACTGTGGTGCAAAATAAACGGCCGCGAAAACTACAATGCAAACCCATGGGTATGGGCTATCTTTTTTAAAGTTATATCAACCAACGGTAAACATCAATAACAATGGCTACGAAAACGTTTAAAAAATATGAAAAGAGTGGTTTAGGATTACACGACTTTCTAAAGCCTCTTGATCAAATTGATTGGGAACTCTACGAAAATATTCTTTGCGGATGGGTTCCATCTCATTTCGATGATGGTAAGACAGGTCAAGCCGGAGAATGTCATCACTCTGAAGATGGTGTATGGTATTACGATACAGTAATGACTGTTGGTGATAAATACTATTACCTCGGCCTCATGCCATCAATGGAGCCATCTGTTTACTATACCTATCAGGCCGAGGAATTCAGAAGAAACGATTAACCATGCCCTCATCATCCGCCAAATCCAATTTCGAGGCAGTTGTAAAAAGCTTGCAGGCCGATATGCAAAAGTATGCTGCGCTGCCTAACGCAACGCAGCGTATACTTAATATCAAAGCCGATATCATTAATAAGCTGGTTGATTTTTACAACGAAGCAAATACCGAAATTGAGCATTTGCGGAACGAAAACAACGATTTTATAATCAGGTATATGAAGCTGCATACAGATACCTTAAAGCTGGTGAAGTTTACTGAACTGCACGGCATCAACCCAAACATGGTGTTTTATTACACCGAACAGGAACTACAAACCATGATCAATGAAGGGGTTAAAATATCGCCACCAGCAATAGATTTTGAAAATGTAAAACTGTCATTCGAAAACGAGGGCTTGCAGGTTACGGCTGTAAAATCAGAAATAGCGGAACCCGAACCCGACATACACACCCTGTACGCTGCAAAATATTCATACCTGTCACAATTCTGCAAAAAACGCCAATAACCATGCTCGACAAAATACAACCTATACTACTTACTAAACCGTCTATCGAGCCTGCGGCTGAGGAAACTATTGCGCCTTATGATCTGCTTAACCATGATGCTGACAGCAAGCATTGGCACCTGGTTACCAATGACGAGTTGCTGAGTGAACTTAACTCTGATGAACTGCCCAACCTGGTTAGCAATCTGCAAACAACTACTAAAGAAGTCTGCAACGTCCTGCGCGGCATCGGCACAAAAATAATATTAGTGAGCCGTGACCCTGCCGAAGATTTAGACCTATGCGATTCGCTTATTTCGCAGCGTTTTACCATCAGCATCAACACCTTTGCTTCCGAATACATCAATTATGCAAACTGGCTTATCGCCCATTATACCGACTATAAAACAGCTGAAGAAATTTCGGCAAACTTGCTCACTATCTGTGAGCATATCAGTTACTACCAAAACGCTTTTGAGCGCGAAGAAATAGCCAAACACATCGGCTCAAAATTCAAGATCCCGAAAGCAACCGTCGTAAAGGAAATAAACAATTTCATGTGCTCGCGCGAGTTGCAGACCGTACAGCACATTGATGACGGTGACAATGTGCTGCCGGCGTGGTTGAGTAATAACCCCGAGCTGAGCGATTTTTATTGGAAACAAGGCTGGGTACAGCACCTTAATGCCGGACCCGCAACAGGTATCTACTTCGCAACCGGTAACGGGCCCAAAAAGCTCACAAACTTTACGCTGATCCCGTTGGTGCACATTTACACTAAAGACGAAATGGGCAACCGCCGCCTTACCGAGCTGCACAACGGGCATATTAAAACAGTATTGGAACTGCCAGGCAAAGCATTTACAAGCATGGAGGTGTTTGATACCATCATCACCGGCGAGGGCGCATTTTTTACGCTCAACGGCTTTACCAAAGCGCACCTTAACCAATTAAAATCATACTTTTTAATGGAGTACCCCAAATGCTTTGAACTCAATACACTGGGATGGCAGCCCGAGGGTTTTTACAGCTTTAGCAATATCATTTATAAAGATGGCCTGATTGACTATAACCAGTACGGCTTTGCGCAGGTTGGCGATTACAATTACCTGAGCATGAGCGCCAGCAATGTGCTGGAAGGTGTTAGGCAGGAAGATGACAATTACAAAAACGACAAATACCTGTGTTATAACAGGTCTGCGATAGGTTTTGAGGCCTGGTGTAACCTGATGGTTAAAGTGTATCCCGAGCATGGCATGACGGCCATTATTTTCACGGTGATGACCTGCTTTAGGGATATCCTGTTTAAACGAAATGGCAATTTTCCGCTGCTTTACTTTTACGGGCCTGTAGGATCGGGCAAATCAAAAATTGCCGAATCGGTTGCCGCGTTCTTTACACTCAATATGCCCATGTTCAATTTAGCTAACGGTACCGACTTTGCATTTTTCAGCCTGCTTTCCCGCTTTACTAACGTCGCCATCGGTTTAAACGAGTTCGACGAAAACACGATTAACGAAAATTGGTTTACAGCCATCAAGGGCGCGTATGACGGCGAAGGCAGGCACAAGGGCACCGGAAAGCGAAATAAAACAACGGTGCAATCTATCAACGTGGCCATCATGCTCATAGGCCAGTTTTTGAGCACCAAAGATGATAACTCGGTACTTAGCCGCACCATCCCTTGCAAAATTACGGAAGACAGTAACCGCACTGCCGAAAAGATTGCCCTGTATGATGAGCTGAAACGCCACGAAAAGGAAGGTATCAGCAGCCTGATCTGCGATGTATTGCAATACCGCGAATTTATTGCCGATCATTTTACCATGCGGTACCTGGCGGCAAGTGCAGCACTTAAGGCCAAACTGGTAAAAGAGGGCATCAATGCTAAAAACAGGATAGTTGAAAACTACTCGGTAGCCCTCTCCGTTGCCGGGCTCATCAGCGAAAAGTTTAATCTCGGCTTTACCTACGATACCTTTTTTAACCATTGTATTAAAGAAATCAGCAAGCTGGCCAGCGTAATGAGCGAAAGTAACTCGCTTAGCCAGTTTTGGAAAACGGTTGAGTTTCTGCTCGACCAGGGCATTATTGAGGCAGGCAACCACTTCCGGGTGGAAGCTAAACCCGAAGTACGCCTGGATGCCGGCAAGGAAGCGGGTAAAAAGATCTCGGTTACCAAAAAGTTTGACGGGCCTAAAAAACTGCTATTCCTGCGCCTGGGCACCATACACGCGCTTTACATGAAAGAAATGCGCAGCCAAACAGGCAAAGCAGGCCAAAATGAACAAACCATAATAGCGTATATGAAAGATCAGGAAAGTTACCTGGGCAATAACCCCGGAAGCTGGTTTAAGGATACCAACACCAGCAGCTACGTGTTTGATTACGAAATGCTGGGCGTAAACCTCGACCGAAGCCGTGATGATGCCGCCGACACGGTTACCATCACCGGCCGCCTCAAATTTGACAGCCAGTTAGAGCATATCATCGATAAGCAAAAGTTAACATTTACCCTGATGCAGGATGAAAGCTACACCAACGATGCCGGCGACCGGGTTAAAAACGAAGTGCTCACCAACTGCATCAGCGATTTGGTAAACATGGCGCACCAATTAAAGCGCGACCGCGAAATAAAAGTAACCGGTATCCTGAGTGTTAGCCACAAAGGTGACCGAACCTTCAGGCGCATGAATGTTACCGCAATTGATTTTACCGAAGAAATAAACGCCATCCCAACTGATCAGGCTTTGGTTGAGGCTGCTTTTGGAAAGGAGGATGATAAATGATGTACAACCACTTTCACAAAAACCTGAAACGCTTGCGTAAACGCCATGGGCTAACGCAGCAGGCCTTTGCCGAAAAGTTTAAAGGCATTGACAGAAACAACATATCGGCATGGGAAAACGAAGCCGAACCTGCATACTTCCGCCTTATTCAAATTGCAGAGTTTTTCGGCTTAACTACTGATCAGATTTTAAAAGAGGAAATATTGTAATGCCCTACAACCCCGCCGCCGATATCCATCAATACACCTGGTACCTGAGCACCACAACCGGTAAACGGTACCTGTGCACCAGTGCAGGTTGGACGCTTAACCAGGCAACTAACGAGTGGGAGCCGCGCAACATACACCTGTTGGAGTACATGACCTGCACACCCAAACCAATTGATACCGAAAAAATGATAACCATGCTGCAATCAGGCAGCCTTATAGTTGAAAAAAGCCCGATAGAATGACAAAAGCAGAGTTTTTATACGGATATGAGTTTAAAGTAAGTAACATGTTCGGCGAAGTTTACGAGTACCATTCAGATACTGAATGTGTAATGACCTGTTGCAAAATTACGGGTCACGAACCTATTAACCCGGTTAGGGTAATTCATGTAGAAGATGAAGGTTTTTACGTTGATGGCGAGTTTGACGAATCGCAGGGTAAAGATCAGGTGTTTGTCAGGTTTTCAGGTTGCAGAATTTTAACAACTTAAATAAATATGAAAAATTACAGAGTACATTTTAAAACAGACACAGGCGTTGATAATTCCTTGGTTATGCAGTGGTGCAACGATGAGCAGGTTGCAAAACAACGGTTTTTAGAGGCGAGTTTGGTGCCTGAAGATCGGATAACGCAAATCCACGTAGAACAGAATGAAACTATTACTTTTCTAACATTGAAACATTTTTGCAATGGGTTAACAGAAGAGCAATTAAAGAGCCCCGTACTTGTGCAACAGGAAGATAGCGGGATAAGGATCACTGATGCCTATCAGCTGGAAGAGGACTATTTTCAAAACGACGAAGGGATATGCCCGGTTAGTGAATTTAGCGAAGAGGATGAAGGTAGTCCATTAAGTGAGCATAAAATCATAAAAAAAGGCACGCCATATTTAGCTAACATCCCATTTTAACAGGTTCATCATCTCACCACCCCAGCCCGGCCAAAACCGGGCTTTTTTATGCCAAAATGTAATAAATGTTTAAACACGTACCTACAGTCCCTACATAGTTCCTACAAAAAACGCGTCCTTTTGCCTGTTTGTAGGGACGGCGTACCTTTACCGCCGAAAGGTTGTTTAAAAAGTAAAAGTGTCTTTAAAGCGTTTAAAGGCACTTTTTAAAATCGACACAGCGAAAAAATAAAAACGCTTAGGGTTTAACAAATATTGATTTTTTTTCTCCACATAACCTAATGTGCCTTTACGCTATCAAAAACGCACTTTTTGATGTAGGAGCGTGTAGGGATGCGTGGAGCGTGTAGGGACTGTGGAGACAAAAAACACAAAACACGTTACCCGAAAATGATTTTTCGCGCGCGCTCTCTGTTTTACAGAAAAATATTCTGATTTTTTGGAATGTTTATCGTTATATTTGGTAAACAATCTTTCACAAATGGCAAACCATTACCTCATCAGGATATCGGTTCATCCGTACATCCGCAAGTACTTGCTGTACCACTACGGCGAGCGGTTCTTTATTACCGACCGTGGTTTTATCCCTGCCTACATTTACAACGCCCTGCAACCCATAACAAAAGTAAAAGCATCCGAAGTAACCAAAAAGGACAAGGTTGATTACGGCGCGTTTATAGGCGCTGTAGCCGGCGAAGGTATCGCCCGTAAAAAAGGGCTGCAGTTCAGCAGCGAAAATGTGAAGCTTTTTAACGATGTTGTTGCAGATCTGATACATGAAGAGATGTACCGCCTCATTAAGCAGCTTAACCAGGCAGGTTACCAGGTTGATGATACCATCCGCGAGTTTCAAAAAATGTATGGCTTTACTGAAGACGAGCTGCCATTTGAAAACCTTAAACGCTGGTATTACCGCGAACGCCTGCGCCTTGATGCCCGCGCCCGTGATCAGCGCGAAGTTAAGCCGCAGTTTACGCTTAACTTTTTTCAGGAAGTTGAACAGGAGGCCATCGTTAACCCGGCTTTGCTTAATCAGATCAGTTTTTTAAGCGCATTATCGGCATGAAACCCAGTAACAATAAATATGATGTTTATACCTGGGTAAAGCGGGTAGCATCAAGCGCTCAAACTGCCGAGCAAAAACAGACCGCCGCCAGGCTTATCGGTAATTTTCAAAGGCAGTTTAATCTGATCCATACCGATGGGCCCATGTATAACGAAACCAGTTTCCTTCAATTCACCATAGCACATTAATACCTCAACCATATGGCTTTCGCAGCTGCATTTTCCGAAGATGATAATATCGGGTCGCTCAGATCCATTTCGCTTGCCATGGCCAACTGGCTTAGCGGCTTTAACCCCGTAACATTTTACACAGGGTACGATTGGGAAACTATCGATTTTTTACCCGAGCAAACCTCCATTAAGGACAACACTAAGGATAGCGTTAACGGCCCGGAATACAGTTACTCCATAGTTTTCGCCTTTAACCGTCAAAACACCGACCTCTATAACCTGTTTAAAAAATACATCGGCCAAACGGGCATTTTGCAAACTACTGATAACAACGGCTTAACCAGGATCATCGGCACGCCATCAAACCCCGTAACCATCACTCACGATGCCGACACCGGGCAGGGTTATGCAAGCCTTAATTATTACAAGCTGAATGTAAGTTGGGTTAATTGCGAACCCGCTGTGGCTTCATAGATCAAAGATTCAAGATTCAGGAAGCAATATTTTTTTCCTGTCTCTTGAATCTTATTGTCTTACCTCTCAAATAGCTGTCCTTTTTTGCCGATCTGCCGCCCGGTAGTTTTGGCTTAAATGAGTTTACTTGTATCAGCATTAGCCAAAGGTTATTTCGCCATCTCAGAAGAGGGCGTACACGCCTCATTCCCGTACGCTCAGGCGGTGCTATCCGGCAAGCTTGAACCAAAAGCCGCCGAACTCCCAAAAGATACTTTCGAGCGCGTTGTATTAGACGACGAATTTGATGACGGTTGCGAGGGCGATATCACCATTTCGCAGGATGACGAGTACACCGGACGCATAGCTGTTATGCGTGTTACCGGTGTAATGATGCATTATGGCGGCATGTGCAGCTATGGTACCGAAGATTACGCGGCCCGCATCAATGAATATGCTGCCGATGAAAGCATTGCCGGCCTTATCATCCTGGCCGATACACCAGGCGGGCAGGTAGATGGCATTGAAACACTCAGGCTTGCCGTTCAAAGCTTCCGCGCGCAGAAACCTTTACTTACCCTCGTTAATGATGGCAGCATGGCCAGCGGCGGCGTATGGGCATTTATAGGCAGTACCGAAGTATATGCAGCCAACATGCTTTGCATGCTGGGCAGCGTGGGCGTTATGGCTACGCTGCTGGATATCAGGAAGGCTTTGGAGATGAACGGTATTGAGCAGATCATTATTCGGGCCCCTCAAAGCGTTGACAAAAACAAAGATGTTGAAGATGCCCTGAACGGTAAAAAAGCCGCGCTGCTGGCCGAACTCAAATTTATTTGCGACCGCTTTTTAAACGTGGTTACCGACGACCGCGCCGATAAACTCACAAGCGACGAATGGAAAACCGGAAAGATGTTTTTTGCCGAAGATGCCCAGCGCATAGGCCTGATAGACGGGATAAAAAACTACACCGAAGTAGTGGCCCGTATGCAGCAACTCATAGCACAAAATCAAGATCAAAATAAAATGTTTGGAAACAAATTACCGAAGGTAGCCGCGCTCAAAGGCGTTGAAACCATCACGGCCGAAAATCTCGAAGCCGCAAACGAAGAGATAGAAGCTTTCGGGATAAAGGGTGTTACCCTTTGCCTTGATAGCGAAATTGAACAATTAACCGCTGTTGAAGGCCAGTTAACAACCGCCAACAACACCATTGCAGCGCATGTGAAAACTATAGGCGAAAAAGACGCTAAGATAGCTGCGCTACAGGCAAAGGTTGATGCTAAGCCAGGATCTGAGCCGGTATCTCCTGGTGCGGAGCGCGATAATATCCAACCTACAGCAGGTACACAAGAAGCCGAATTAACCTCTGTTGAGAAGGAACTGCGCCAAATGTACGCCATGCACAGCACTAATTAAATAAACTGAGTTTTCTCAGCTTTTAAAAAAATTATTACTAAACTCCAATAAAATGAAAAAATCACAATCGGTTTTAGGGTTAATTGTTAGCCTTATGATCATAGCACTTATGTCATTAATCGGTGCTCATTATACCGGCGTGCCTGTTTTTGGCATGTTCGCTGCTTTGGTTATACTGGGCAGCGTACAACGGCCCACAGGCGTTGCATTTGATACCATATCGCCCGATACTACGTTAATAGCAAACTTCTTTGGAAAGGTAAGAAACCAGCTATTCAGCAAGTTTTACAACATGCTCGATATAGCTAATGATATTACCCTGGTGCCAAACGTTAAAAATAGGATGGTGTTAACCAAACTGCTTATCCGCAATGGCTTTGAGCCTTATAGTGGTACATTTCAGCCTAAAGGAGATGATATCGGATATCAGCCTCAATATTTGGATGTTGACCAATGGCAGCGCGATTTAATCATCGATCCGCGTAAATATCGCACTACCTATCTTAGCGATTTCAGGCCATCAGGCGAAAACACACTTAACAACGTAATCCCTTTTCAGCAGTATACTTATGACAAAGTGCTGCAATCGCTTGCTGCCGACATAAACGATAAAACTGCATTTTTTGGCGTTGGATCGGCCGCTTTTGCTGCATTTAATGCTGGTACGGCTTATAGTGTTGGGGCCAAGATCAAATTTACAGTTGGTCAGAAAACGCAGTATTTTACCGCAGTTGCCTCAACTTCTGCCGGTGAATCACCCGCTACAACACCTGCTAAATGGGTAGATTCAAACGCATTGGCTGTAACAATTGGTTTGGGTACGCGTATCAAAACGGCGCGAGATACCAGCGTTATACCCGCCGCCAACGTCGTATCAACAGGTGCTGTAACTGGAAGCAGCAATCCATACAAACAAGTAACTTCTGTTTTCAGGGCTTTACCTGATGCTGTTAAAGCTCGTGGCGCTCAAATTTACCTGGGTAATACCATCATGGAATTTTTACAGGATGACTTTTTGAGTACCACCGCCAAATACACAGAAACTGACGCAAGCGGTAACATGTTCCTCGCCAATACTAATAAAAAAGCACAATTGGTGCCAACCACATGGCAGCGTGGCAGTAATATGATCATTGCTACACCGAAAGAAAACCTGTTGATGGGTACCGATTTGTTAAGCGATAATAACATTGTTAACGTAATACCTGATGTTTATAGCATTAAAATGGGTATGTCGGGCGTGTTGGGCTTCAACTTTCAGGATCCGGAAATACTGTGCATTAACGATCAAAATTAACAGAAAGGGGGTAAAACCCCTTTTTTAACACTTTCAGTAAAGCTGTAACATTTTTAAAATGAAAAAGGAAAATATCAAAACCCTCGAAGATGCGCAGGCCTATATTACGCAGGTTGAGGGTGAGCGCGATGCGGCATTATCAGCGCAAAAGCAAGCCGAAGAAATTGCCAACGACGCTATTGAAAAAGCAAGTGTGGCTATCGGCGCGGCCCCCAAGGATTTCACGACTGTAGTGAAAAACATCGGCAAGGTTGAGGTTCATTTTGGCGCTGATGGCGTTAGCAAAGATGAATTGCTTGACAACCACGAAAAAATAACCGAATTGTTAAAAAAAGGCTCGCACGCAGTTACCCTGCTTGAAGCAAACAAGAAAGGAAAATAAACCATGGGAACCTATTCAGGAGTAGTATTAACCGGCCTAAGTCATGATGACGGTGCCGAAAACGCGGCCGGCGTTGCCGAACTCGCGTACTTGTTACGCTATGGCGATATTCTAACGCTTCAGGAGGCGACCATTGGCACCACTGCAGCCAGCATATTAACCATCAGTGCCACGCACGTGATGAAAACAGGCAAAGCGCCTATCCCTGTAGAAACCATCTACGAGAAAAGCGATTTTGAGGCTGCAATGGAGGGCGAAGTGTATAGCCATATGTTTAACCCTAAGGTTACCATATTTATGGCCCAGCCAACTATTGATAATGTTGGCGGTTTCAGCTCGCTTAAAAATTCAAGATTGGTGCTATTGATGCGCAGGCCTGGCGATACCACAAACTTTTACCAGGTTGGCAGCAAGTTTTTACCTGCCAAAATAATGACCGGTTCGGTTAAGTTTGGTAAGGGCCCAACAGGCGAACCAGGTGTTACATTTACCATTGAGGCGCACAATCCGCAGCCGTTCTTTTACTATACCGGCACACTGCCCGTAACTGGCGCATAAACCATGGCAAAGCAAGGTAAAAACGATTCAGGGGTGCAAGGCGCCGCCGATCAGCCCGAAAACGAGCACCTTAACCCCGCGCTGGAGGGTAAATTCAAAGTGGTAGGCACACACTGCCCCATTGTATTGAATACCAGCATCGGTGATATTGACTTCAGGACATTAACCGAAGAGCAAGCCGAAAAACTGGTAACCGATGGCCTGCCATGGCTGCAAAAAGTGTAATAGTTTTCTTTGTTTATAATTAGATTGTTAATTAGGGGAGACCCGGCGCGAGGCCGGGTTTTTTGTTTTTGTGAGATTTTGTGTAGGTTTAGGGAAATAAACCTGATCATGAGATTTAGCCTTATCTTTTTTTGCCTGCTGATTTCCTTTTTTACCGATGGGCAAACCCGAAAGAAGCATTGGCCGGTGTGTCGTGGGGCTATTCACTGCCACGCTTGTAAAAACTGCAAATATTGTAAGCATTGCGCTAAAAACGGCGGTAGCTGCGGTGTCTGTAACAGACCTCTGAAGGACGTTAATGACCGGGATTCAAGCATATTTAATAAATAAACATGAAAAAAATTTACATTTTGGTTTCAGCAGCTTTGACTTTAATGTTTTCTTGTCAAAAACAGTCGATACCGATAAAGCATAAGCTTTTGTACGTTGATTCTACCACTGTTAAGATTATTTTAACAGACGATTTACCTGGATATTTTAATGAGGTGGTTTTGTTTGAAGATTTAAAAATTGTTAAAAACATACCGGGATGGGCCGACTTAAAAAAAGGTGATACTGTTTTTATAAAGTATAATTTTAAGCAGAAAACACCATACTCGTTTATAGTAAGCAAGTTAGGGCGCGATGATAGTTTTTCTATGGATAATGATTTTTGGCTTGACTTTAAGGGAGATAGTATAATTCACAATCCACCTTTTATCAAATATCAGCAAGATACTACTCACAAAAGTGTAACCTATTAATATCCCACTTTTATAGTATTGCGTAGCCGGCATAGCCCGGCTATTTTTGTTCTTGTTAATATCAATAATGTTTCGCACGTTTGTAATGCGAATCACGTTGGAGAAATCCAGCAAAACATTTTATTAACAATATACCCAGGCAAGCAGTTGCAAGTGCTGTACTTTTCCGGTCTCCGGCGTGGTTCGCAGTGACCTGGGCTATAATTAGTTTTTTTGAATTATGCGAACCACGAAAAAACAAACACAGGAAGAAATAGCAACAGATTTGCTATGGAACGAAGTAATGAGGTTCAGGCAGATGGCCGATCCCTTACTAACCATTGATTACATAACCGAGCTGATGGTGGAGCACCAAAAGCGCGACGGCTATTTTAGCCCCGATGAGTGGCAAAACTTTTATAACCTCATCCGCCTGCTAACGCAGATAGCCAAAATGAATGATAATTTGAAAATTGTTGCGTAGGTTTAACCTTTATTTAAAACTTATTTTATGGCTATATTACCGAATGGTGTTACTGTTACTTTGAAAGTAACCGAAATTGAAAACACGGAAGAGTACAGCATTACAGATAGATTTTTAGAGGATGATGGAATTCAGTGCCGATGGTATGTTGTTAATAAAAAAGGGGAAATACTTAATAATAACGCGATGTTTTATAGTGATGCAAAATTGCTTTGCGAATTAGCTAACTATAAACATACGCATTAATTAATTCATGCATCAACTAACTATCAAGCCCGGCCAAAACCGGGCTTTTTCTTTCCCTGTCCTTTTTTACAGCGCATAAATAAGGGTGTTTTGTACCATGCAGGCAATAGCCAACTGGTTACAAAACGGCACTTATGATGATGGTGTGCGGCTTTATGAGCAGCACGGCAGCAATGCGTTTTTAAAGCAAAAATTTAAACTCGGAGGCGCTAACGCCTATAATGTTACTAAGCTGCGCGAGGAACTGGTTAGGTTAGCTGAAAGCGTAACGCCGAAAGCCGAAAGCCAGCCATTACCCACCACTGAGCCGGTTAAAAAACCATCCGCGCAACCGAAGCCTGAGCAGGCTAAAAAGTACCTTCAGCTTACTAATAAAAAACAAAAGCTGTACCAATTGCTGGGCATGCTCATGGAGCAAAAGCATTACCTGCCCGAGGGCGAGGAACTTCGGCAGTGCGCTGCAAAAATCCTCACGACTCATCAACAAATTACCGAAACATGGGCCGCTATTGATTATTACCAGGAGCACCAATGCTTCCCGGATGATGAGGTAAAACCCAAAGAAACCCTCGAACCAAAAAAGGAAATGCAATTGCTCAGGCAAACCATCAGCAAGGCGAAAGCGCGCTTGGCTTCGCCATCATGCCGTAACCGCGAGCAAACACAGCAATTACTCACCAACAGCCAAACCCGCCTTGCCGAACTGGTTGCCAATAAGCGGAAGAAATGAGTTTGGGCAAGATGATCAAATCGAGCGATGTGAAGGGCGATACACCTTATGATATCATCCTGCGCGCCTGGCTGGATCATAAAACCGCCGACTTACCTGCGCAGCTTGCCGGGATGCTCATCCGCTGGCAAAAGGTTGATGTGCTCATCAGGCAGGGGGAGATAGTTTCGGCCGCCGATGCTGATGGAACTATTAAGCAGGTGCGCAAACGGTTCAACTTTAGCGGCCTGGTTGAATGGATCAGGCAGGAATACCGTGTATCTGCCCGTACTGCTTATGAAGATATCCGCAATGCCAAACGCTTCTTTTTAAGCTGTGAAGGTCGCGAAGATGTAGAGTACTCACGCGGCGTGATGATCGAATGGGGCGAAAACATGATGCATAGCGCATTTGAGGCGGGTGATTTTGATGCGGCAAGTAAGTTTTTTAAAGAGCTGAACAAAATTAAAGGTCTGCACGAACAGCGTGTAGATGTGCCCGATTATAGCGAGTTTGTGCCTCCGACATTTACCATTGTCGCCGATCCGACGGAATTGGGCTTCGAAAAGATTGATAACCCGGATGAGGTAGTTGCCCGGATACTTAACGAAAAGCGGGCCGGGTTCATTGATTCGGAAGCCGAAGACGCGGAGGTCATGCCCGATGGTGAGTGAAGCGCGTAAAATATGGCTCAACAAACCGCAGCGCATTGCCGATTTGGTTGATGCGCATGAACATTACCATGTTTGGGCCCGTGGTACAGGCAAAACTGAGGGCCCAATTGCCAGGCGATCAATAAAAAGCCAAAACGCAATGCCCAAAGGCGCTACCGGCATGGTATCAGCAACGTACATGCAAGCGCTCACCCGTACCTTGCCTCCGCTTGAAAAGGCATGGCAGCAGTACGGGTACATGCCGGGCGTTCATTACTGGGCTTTCCAGTTTCCGCCTAAAAACCTGAAGATCCCACGCGCAATTTATCACCCTCGATCACCCGAGCACAGCATTTTTTGGTGGAACGGCCATGTACGCCATTTAATGAGCCTCGACAGGCCGGGCCTTGCCAATGGTAAAACCGTAGATGCTATTGATGGAGACGAAGCCCGCTTCCTTAACTACACGCGCTACCTGGATGACATTGCGCCAACCAACCGCGGTAACCGGGAAATATTCGGCCATTTGGCCTGCCATCACCAGGTAACCTTTTGTACGGATATGCCTGCCGATCAGTCGGGCAAGTGGATACTCGATAAGGAAAAGGAAATGAACAGATCTGCCATAACGCAGATCATTAACATACAGCTGGCGTACAATAATTTGGAGTTGGAGTTCGGCCATCCGCGAACATCACAACCTCGCCGCCAATACCTCGCCCGCAAAATGCGTGATTATGCTACGGTATTGAATGAGCTGCGAAAAGGAACTGTATTTTACAGCGAAGCTACCAGCCTGGATAATATCGAGGTGCTGGGTGAAGAGCAATTCCGTCAATGGAAACGCGAAATGAAACCCGCCGTTTACGAAAGGGCAATCCTTAATAAGCGCATCATTCAGGTAGAAAAAGGCTTTTATCCTCAGCTCGACCTCGATCGCCACACCTACGATGCCTATGATTATGGATTTATCGATAACAACATCATCCTAACCAGGCAGCCTGACTTTGCCCCGGACAGCCGTTTCGATGCCGATGTAAACAAGACTAAGCCGCTTGATATAGCCTTTGATTGTAACGGTTACTTCAACTGTTGCACCATCGGGCAGGAACATACTAAAGAGTATCGTGTGCTTAATGCGTTCTACGTTAAGGATGAGGAGCGGTTAGAGGAACTATGTCAAAAGGTTATTGCATACTACCGTTTCCACCCAACCAAAGTACTTAACCTGTATTATGATCACACCTTTGTTGGTACCGATAGCAGCCGGGTATTCAGCTATGCCGATATGATTAACCGTGCATTCACCGCTAAAGGATGGAAAGTAAACATGTTATACATCGGCCAACAGCCTAAGCATGATACCAGGTACCGCATGTGGGGAGCTGTGCTTAAGGAAGATGATAGGCGCGTGGTAAGGGTGCGCTTCAACAAAAGCAACTGTGCTCAACTGCTCATCGCGCTTCAGCGTGCGGCAGTGCGCCAGGGTAACAAGGGCTTCGAAAAAGATAAGCGTGATGAAAGCAGGATACACACCGTGCCTCCTGAAGAGGCTACACACTTCACAGATGCCTTTGATACGCTGTACATAGGTAAGTTTAAGCACCAGGTAGGCTACTCAATGCCCGTCACAGACCTGCTGATGTAGGAGCGGGGATGATATCGCATTTTTTTAGCATTTTCTTTCCATCGAGGGATAGTGTGTGCCGTGCTCAATCGCGCGAAAATGTAACTCAAAAAAGCCTTTTTACTTGCTAAGTCAAACGCAGTCAAAAAATTACATCAAAAATCACTGCAATTAACTGTGTTGCTTTTCGCTGTCCTTTATTTCCGTGTATACAATAAGAACTTTTGTACTATGGAATTAATTCGGGTACAGGAAATGCTTGCTGTTATGGATTTGAAAGGCGAAGACGGCCTGCCAATCCCCTGTAACTTCCGTTTCATCGACTGCAACCTGAAGAAAGGTACTGGCGGAAAACGTATCACGGTTAAAAACGTGGTTATCGTTGGCGGCGTTAGTAGCGACAGTACTCAGCGCAACCCTAACCACTTCCAAAACTACACTCGTAATTTCCGATCAATCTATAATAACGAGATCCGCAAGTTTCACCCCTTGCTGGTTGAAGAGTTCAACAATATGAGGGTAGTATTATAATGGCCAACAGAACAGAAATACTATTCAGCGAAGAAGTTGCCTATTTGCCATCGGTAGGCGCGGCGGTTTATACTGGCTCAACCGCTCGGGTTGGAAAGCGGACACCGTCATCAAATACTCCGGCTGTTGCTGCCACCTCGCCGCAAATATTCAGCCTGCTTAATGTTCAGGATGTAGCATACTGGGGGGATAACAACATGTTCCCACAGGACATCATTGCCCTTGCCGAGAAAAGTACCGAACTCCCTGCGCTGCTCGACTGGAAAGCACGTGCCGCCCAGGGTGCTTTGGTGCTGCCATATGAGAGGGTATATAACGCGGAAACAAAGGCATGGGATGAACAGCCCATCACCGACCCCGATATCATGGCGTTTTTCCTTTCGGAAAACCTCAAACGCTATTACCGGGAAGCCTATACAGATTTTTACTGGTTTTGGAATATCTTTCCCGACCTCATCAAAAATGAAGAGGGCGATAAAATTGTTTACATCGGTACCCACGATGCCAGTTGGTGCCGTTGGTACAAATCAGACGCGAACGGGATCATCAATAAAATGGCTTTGGCCTCAACCTGGGGCAATGGCATCTACGATAAAAATGGGCCTTACGGTATGGAGTTACCTGTTGTAAATATTTACGACTGGAACCTGATCGAAAACCTGCAAAATAACAAGGCTGTTAAGCGCTTCGTGTATCCCGTTTCATACCCATCACCAGGCAAAGCATATTACCAGCTTGCGCCATGGGATGGCATCCGTACTTCGGGGTGGCTTGCGCTCGCTTCCAAAATTCCGGTGTTTAAAGAGGCTATCATGAATAACCAAATGAATATTAAATATTTGGTTCGTATTCCCACTAATTACTGGCCTGCTGTATATCCCGATTGGGAAACCTATACGCAGGAAGAAAAAACCGCTAAGAAGCGCGAAACGCTCGACCTCATCAATAAAAAACTTACCGGCGTAGAAAATGCCGGCAAATCAATCCTTAATGAAGTAGGTTACGATGTTAATGGCGAAAAGTTGCCAGGCTGGGACATTGAGGTTATCGAAGATAAGCTAAAGGACGGCGCATACATCGAAGATTCACAGGAAGCAAGCGCCCACCTTTTGCGCGCGCTCGGGCTGGATGGTACTTTGGTAGGGCAGGGCCCCGGTCGCAATCTTAACGCGGGCGGCGGATCTGATAAGCTCATTGCCTTTAATATGTACGTTGCCCTGCTCGGGCCGCAACGCCAGGTAGTTGATGAGCCGGTTTACTTCGCCTGCCGGTACAATGGTTACTATGAGCGCCACCCGTTCTTTTTTATCAAAACAATTGAGGCCGCACCGCAGGCACTTGATACATCACGCAAGGTTTCAACATCAGTTCAACAACAATGGCCAGCCAAAGACTCATCAACAGCACCAGCGAATTAAAAAGCGTGATGGGTGCGGTAGATACCGACCTGTACTTCGATGCCATCCAGTCGTTTGTGGATGATGCCGAAACCAATCACGTTATCCCCGCCATCGGCTATGGATTGCACGACCGCTTGCGCGAAACCGGGCTTACCGATAAAGAAACCCGTGCGCTTACCATGCTGCAAAAAGCGGTTGCCAACTTCGCCATTCATTACTATGTGGCGTTCGGCAGCGTTAGGATCAATGAAACCGGGATCATCGTTAAAAAAGATAGCAACTACCTGCCGGCCTCCGATAAAAAAACGTACCAGCTGCGCACCCAAAGCCGTGCCGATGGTTTCCGGGCGCTGGAAGCTGCTGTAACCTATCTTGAACTTAACCAGGCCGACTTCGGCGCTTACACCGCCGATGCCGCCCACCTCAAAAACCGCAGCCTGTATACCAACACTACCGAAGAGTTTTCGCAGGGCTTTGATATTAATGGCAACGCTGAGTTGTTTTACCGCCTGCGCTCGGTGATCCAAACCGTTGAGCAAAATTATATTGATAACCTGTTGGGCGATACCCTCAGCTCGGCTTTGCGCGCCGCTGTACTTGCCGGCAGTACTACTACAGATCAAAAGCAATTGCTGCAACGCATCGCCAAATCAACGGCCTTGCTCACCATTGCCGAGGCCATCCCTTACCGCCTGGTAAACTTTGATAGTTCAGGACTGGTAACCGATACCCTTAAGGGAAATATCGAAAATGTAGAAGTATCAACCGAGGGCGATATGAAGCGCTTACAGGGCATCATGAATGTAACGCTTAATAAAGGCCTGTCGCAACTGGCATCTCTCACGAAATGGCTAAACAATAACGCTTTGTTGTTCGCGGGCTATGTGGCGGCCGATCTATCAACCGCCAGTAAGCTCAATGATGATGAAAGGGGGATTTACTTTATATGAAAAAAATAAAATCAAAACCATTGGTACGCAACTGGAAAACTACCGTTGGCGGCATCCTCACCATTGCCGCGCCAATTATTGAAAGCTTCCTGAGTGATAAGATCAACTGGCAAATGGCAGTACCGCAGCTTATTACCGGCGTGGCTTTATTGTGCGCCAAAGACTTTAACGTAACCGGCGATCCGCCCAAAACCATTACACCCGAATAAACCATGACCACTTTTGAACACCGGGAAATCCGGGGAATTACCATTAAAAACATGATCGTTACGGTTGCCAGCACGGCCAGTATCGTGATATCGGTTATGACAACATATTTCCAGTTGAAGGGAGATATACAGGATGTACGGTCTAACCAAGAAACGCAAACCCGTGTTAACGAGATCCGCCTGAAAACACTGGAAGCCCAGGTACAGCTATTAAGTACCGAAGTGGAGCAACTTAAGCACGAGAAGCATTAGCACTGTTTTCGGCATCTGCAATGTCAAAAAGATCGCAAACGCATAGCGCTATAGTTAAAATGATGGTAGCTATCATAACTAAAAAGCAACAAAAACCCGGCCAATAAACATGAACGCCATATCATTCACCCATCGCAAAAAACGCATCGATTGTACCGCGCCATCGGTATGGAATGAGGTTACGCCGCGCCAGCTAATGTTATGGGTGTTCAACGCCTACCGGGAAACCTCCGACGAAGAAAAGCTGGAACTGGCCGTGCCGATATTTTACGGCATCAAGCCGAGCATATTTAAGGACATGAAGCCCTGGCAGCGCATTCAAATTGCGCCATCGCTGCGCATGCTGATCAAAGAAAACCGCTTAAACCGCTGGGTGATTAAATCTTTCAGCCTGTTTTTTAAACGCTATCACGGCCCTGCCGATAAGCTGGCAAACCTCACGGCTCACGAGTTTTTCAACGTTTGCGAACCCCTTTACTGGCAGTTCAAACAAACCGGCGATAATGATACCCTTAATGCCCTGTGTGCCGTGCTTTACCGACCAAAACGAAGCGGAATAATTGATGATGATATCCGCGAAGATGTTACCGATGCCGGCATTGCCAAAAGGCAGCAAAAATTCAAACGACTGAGCAAAGCGTTTAAACTGGCTATTGCTTTCAATTACGAAGGTTGCCGCAATTACGTCGCCTCAACCCATTCAAAAGCTTTTGAGGGTAATAAAGGTAAAAGCAAAAAGCGTGGCGATGTTACGCTTTCGCTGGCAGGCGGCCCGCTTGGTGATCATGCCAGCACCAAAAAAACAAACCTGTACACCTTCCTTCTGCACCTGGTTAACCTTATTGAACAGGAAGAGGAATTTAAACGCAATAACCCATGATCACCGAAGCCCAGTATATAGCCTACTTTACAGGCCTTGCCCAAAAGCACAACCAAATCAGGCATGGGGTTGATGGCCGTACCGCTTTCTTTTTTATCCCGGTTGATATGGATTTAAAGGAGATAGATAACGCGATCCGGGCAACCAAAGCTACGCCCATGATGGCGCTTGATTCCATGAACGGCACTTTTAGCGACAATAATGGTACCCAAAGTCATCTGCAAACCATCAGCGGGCAGTTTACCATACTGGATAAAGCAGATCCGCGCGAGCAGGAAGATATCCGAGGCGTTCAGGATAAGTGTTTAGCCATCGGTTTGCAGGTTTGCGCCCGCATGCATAACGAGTTAAAAGGCAACCCGGCCAATCCAAATCTTGCAGGCGGTGCCCGTTTCGTGATCCATAACGTGCAATATGACCCGGTGGGCCCAATGGCGGGCAATCATTACGGTTATACCTTCCGCTACACAATAACCTGTCCTTTCGGTTTTACGGTCGATTCGGGAAATTGGCTTGATAAATAGCAGTCCCAATGTCCGTTACGCTGTATTCGCCGCTTCCTGTTATCGCATTCAGCAAAAATCCAATCGTTTTGCAGCTTATGAGCGACGACTACCTTACCACAGCGCCTGCGTTTTCGGTCAATACGGTTGAGTTTCCGGGTGCTGTTACCGATGGCTTACAGATCGGCCTTTCATGGAATGCGGGCAGCGCCAGTTTAACTGCGGCCACCACACCTGACATAAGCGGCAATCAGTTTCCAACCGGCGATGGCAGTAATGCTTATGTGGCTTCGCTTGTAGATTATTTTGAGGGGAATTATTTTATCGATCAGGCTTTTAAGGTATCTGTAAATACTTCAGGTGCTCACCCGAAACTTGTTTTTACCGCTAAAGTGGCGAGTACCGATTATGATATTACACCGGCGGCAAACCAGGCCGTAGCAACGCCCGGTACATCGGGTTCACAAAAGGCAAATTTCATGCACCATATCGAGGTATGGAAGTATAACCCATCCGGTGGCGACGTAAAAGTTTACGATGCTAATGTTTCTCTTGATGAGCCAAAAACGGGCATTACAACGCTTGATATCAGCGAATCGCTGCACTCATTTATGGGTTTTGACAGCCCGTCGTTAACCGGTAGTTACTGGCAGTTATGCTCAAAAAGCTGCTGGCAGTACTATGTAAAATATGCGCAGTTTTTTGGTGATGACCCTTCGGTTAAAAAACTCAATAAAACCGGGCTTCACACGGTAGTTTATGGAGGCTATAGCAATCTTGCCCTGCAACAGATCGCCGACAGGGTGAATTACCTGCAAACTTACCTGCTGCCTGATCCGTCGCTTTATGCTTATCAATGCTGGCTGGAAACATGGCCGGTTGACTATTTTTCTATAAAAACCAATCAGGCTCAATTCCTTTCGTTTGTCAATAATCTGTCCGCAACCGAAACACTTGCGGTTCAAGTTGATATTACCTACCAGGATAATACTTTACAAACCATATACTTAACCGGCGGCACAGTTTTATCCATGCAAAAAGTAGCGGTTGGCTGTGGTTATCAGCAACTGGGCCTTAATGGCTATGGTGTTTCGGGGAATAGGGCAGCCTCTTACATTGTTACACTGGTTAACGGCACAAGTCACGAAAGCCGGTCAAAGCCAAAGCGCTTTATTGTCGACCGCAATTATGAGCAATACACACGGTATTTTTTATATGCCGATAGCTGCGGCAACTTCAAAACGCTGCGCACTTTTGGCCGTTCTGAGCTTAGTTCGGATGCCGAATTTGATCTCACGGCCTTTCAGCCGGATATTGCCACGCTACCCGAATCGGGCAATTATCAAAACAGCAATATTAAAGCTGTTTTAAATGATAAAATAAACTCAGGTTATATCAGCGCCGGTGGGATATATGACGCTATTGTCGAGTTGCAGCTCAGCAAACAGGTTTTCCGTGTTTTCGGCAACAAGCTAACCCCGGTAGTAATGACCACCAAAAAATTTGATTTCCGAAAAGACGGTACCGGCTTTAGCGCCGCCGTGCTCGAATACAGGCTTGCGTATGATGAAGATCTGCACACCGCGGATAGCTATGCGCTGGCCATACCATCGCTTAACAATTCACAACAGGCTATAAATGATATTTAAAAATGGCAACAGGAGCAACATTTGATGAGTTAGATAAACGGTATTACCCGCAGGGCGAAACCTTTAACCGGCAGGAATCTATCGCGCTGGCCGCTTCGGCAACTTCGGGCGATTTGGGCGCTGCAACAACCTCAACTAATCCCGGTACTGTTGCTGCCGGTAAATCATATTCATTTTCATCGGCAGGCACCTACACCAATTTTAAAGATGCCTCAAACGCTGCCATTGTAATACCTGCACCGCCCGACGGCCAGGGCATCATGAACGGCAAACTGTACTTTAACGGAACTTATTGGACAGCATCATACAACCTGGTTACCCTTCCCGCTGTGCCGGGCGACATAGCCGGCAAAGTAACGCTGATGGATGCCGCATTTTCGGCCACTACGCCCAACAATAAAATAGCTGAGCAACTCACCGAATCCGGCAGCGCTTTTTCATTTGAAGCGCCAAGTTTCAGCGGGTGGGCTACCCAGGGTCCAACGGTGCAAAACTTTGATAACATAACGTTCAAAATTCGCCAGTATGACGCTTCATATCCCATTACCTCGCTTAAAGTGGTCATCCGCGAAAACAACACCACAGGCAGCGTACTATCTACAAAAACAGTAACCGGGCTCAGCTTTGTTACCGGCACTGCGCAAAACATCAATGTTATACTTGATGCCAACGTGCCAAACACCAATAACGTGCCGCTGTGGATTGGGATTAGCTGTAATGGGCGTTGCGGAAGGTACGGGAACGTGATCACCGGCACGGTAAATAAAGCTACCTACACTGCGGCGCTCAATGTCAATACAGAGCCGGCAACAGCGGGTGCCGAAAGTATCTTCTTTGGTTTTTGGATCCAGTTTTACAAGCAGGGTACGCCGGTATACAACGTAAAGCCCTCGGCAATCCCCTCATTGCCCGATGGATCCGTGTTATATGCAAAAACAGCTGTCGGCGATAAGCTGAAAATAAACATTGATCAGGCCGATAAGACCCTGACAGATCGTACCATAACAACCATCGTGGCCGAGCAGCTCACTCAGTCCGGATCGGTGCTTGATTTCAATACATCGTCGCCCTCTACTTCCTGGGCATCTCAATTGCCGGCAGCGCAAAATTTTAACGCCATCAAGTTCGGTATGGGCTGTGGGTATGTCGGAAACCCAGTAACCAGTATCAAGATCATCATCCGTGAAAACAATAGCAGCGGTACGGTACTGGTCACTAAAACGTTCACCGGGCTAACCATCACCACCGATAGCGTGATAAATGTGCTTACGTTGACTTTCGATGCTGTTATTCCCAACACAAACAACGTTCCGCTATGGGTTGAATACCTGACCAATGGCCGCTGTGGCTTCTTTGGTAATACAATCACTACGAGTACAAATAAACGATTGTTCGAAACCCATACAGATCTTACAACAGAGCCGGCTACTTTAACCAGCGATACTGTTGTGAAAGGTCTTTGGATGCAGCTATTGAACGTTTCGGTTGTGGGAGGATTCTCTACAGCAACTGAAAACTACATTAAAGGGCTTATACCATCATCAACACCAGCTTACGCATTCGAGTGTTTCATTAATCTGCAGTCGCAGCTGTATGTCATGCAAACGCAGGAAATGAATATTTACCTTAAGAATCTTGTCTACTGCAATATGCCGATGCGCGATATCGTCATCGACATTGTTTGTGCCAAGGGCAGGCAATATGCTGATTTCTGGAGATACACCCCCGATACTACCGAATCGGGCTCTTTTGTCCTGACTGTAAATGTTTATTACCGAAACGTGCTTTATACGGCGGCTTCAACAACAGTCAATATTGCAGCTGTTGGAAATGGAAATGCAACCCATAAAATAAACGAAATGGGTGATAGCACCGTTGCCTCTAACCAGGAGACAATAGAATTAAATAACCTGCAAAATGCATCGGGTAATCTTTTAAAGCTTACTCAAATCGGGACGTTAGGTGCCGGTTCAACAAAGCATGAAGGCCGTGGAGGTTACACTTTCGCATCATATTCAGGAGCCGGCACTGTCAACTATACTTTTAACGTGACCGGCGTAACCACCGCGCCGGCAATTGCAAGCGCCCTATATTCAAATAACGGCGCGGTATTCCTGGTACAAACTGTAAACCTTACCGGTGGTGCCGGCACAATCATCTGTACGCTCGCGTCGGGCACTGCTCCAGCCGCGTCAGGCACGCTCACTAAAACCAATGGCAGCGCCGGCGATGCTACGATCACATTTTCATCTGTAAGCAGTGCCGCGTCCAACCCGTACTATAAAGCTGCAACCGGCCTTTTCGACTATTCCTACTACCTGTCAAATAATGGCTTTACCATGGCTTCAGGCGATTGGTTTGTTATCCAGTTAGGTATAAACGATTTCAGGTTTGCAACGGATGATGCCAGCGTTAATGCCATGATCACGAGCTGCCTCGCTCAGCTCGATCAGATGATCGCAAGCTTTCAAAGCGCTGTACCTGGTGGCAAGTTCGGTTATGTGATGACGTTCGGCCCTGCTGGATCACAAGACGGCTTTGCGGCTACGTTTGCTTCAGGAACGCAACGAGACCGCGTCGTGCGCAATTTTGCCCTATGGCGTGCTGCTGTTATCGCTCACCTGGATACCTCGGCAAAACGAACTGCAGGTATCTACCTGATCCCGGCCAACCTTAACCTGGATACGGATAATAATTATCCTACTACCACCATTAACCTGAGCGCCCGGAATACAAGCCAGCAAATAACGGTGCTTAATGATGCCATTCACCCGGCTACTGCGGGATATCAGCAAATAGCTGACAGTATTTGGGCATTGATAAAATTCATCGGATAAAACAATGCTTTTACGTCTCCAACTCATCAGTACAGGCCAGTTTTTTGTAATGGCAGTTGATGGCGCGCTCACTATCGAAATAAACAGCACCATTTTTAATAACGAGGATGACTTTTTGGGCAGCCTGAGTTATTCCGGATCGCTGCCGCTTGAAGATAACCGCGCCCTCATAGCCAATGCGCATTTTATTGCCACTGCTGCAGGCCTGCGCGAGCTGGATGTACGCATGTGGCTGGGCAACCTGCCTTATAAGGTTACCCGCTTCCTGTTCACTATTGAGGATAAAACCATCGCTTACAATTTGCTTATTGATAAGGGTATTCTGGCTAAGGATATGTCAACCCGGATGATGAACCAACTGTATATTCCCGGCAGCTCGGGCATTATCGGTGCTTATGATGCCGAAACTTTTGGTGCCTTTATGCTCGATACTGCTACGGCGGCACCGGGCGTTTACCCCTTGGTATTTTTCCCAATCAAAAACGATGGTGCTTATAAAGAGATTGACCCGTCGCAATACGGAGATTACCCTGATATCGATTTCCCGGTGAGCAAATACATGAACGAGTGGCGCATCACAAGCGGCGTAGGTTCGTTTTTTGTAAACGCAGGCATTGACCCTAAAAGCCAAACGTTTTTGCCGTTTTTTAACCTGGTATATGTACTAAAGCAGGTTTTGGCCTTTTACGGTCTGTCGGCAACCGGTACCATGCTTAACGACCCGGATATAAAGCGGATCTTCATATACTCGCAGGTATCTATCGATGTATACATCGTGGCCGATTATCCCACCTATATGCCGGCTATCACGGTTACCGAATTTTTGAAAACCGTACGTAACCGGTTCGGCGCATTAATTGACCAGGATACCACCCGCAAAATTTGTTACGTTGAAAGCCTGCTGTATTTACAGGATTCGCCCGAAACGGTTGATTTGCGCGACAAACAGGTACTGGATTACCGCGAAATATCCGGGCAGGCCACGGGCTACACCATTACCCAGCCTGTTGATGATAAGGATGATGCTTTTAGCGATACCGATAAAAACAACCTGCCTAAAATGGTGATCGGCGACGGCCTTACCGAAATAACACTGGCCGACGTTGCAACCAAAATGATCAATGAGGATTCGCCCGCCACCGTTAGCGCCGCGCAATGGCGTATCCCGTACATGAAACAACCGGTACACGCGGTAGCGCCATTTACGCAGATACAGGCGCAGGAATATGCCGACCGCAATAACTTTAAACTGCGATTTCTGTATTATCACGGCATGCAGCATGACGCTGCCGGCTACACCTATCCCTATGGTAGTACTGATAATGTTGATCAGGCAGGCACGCAACTCACCAAATTCACGCTCTCGCTTACACCATCAGGCACCTCATACCAATCGTTACAGCAGAAATACACTTTCCTGAAAAACACCAAGCCTTTTGAGATGGGTTTCAGGCTCACCAAGGAAGAATTTTTGAACCTGTCGGTACATAAGCGCTACCTCATCCGAGATTTCAACAAGGCTACGATAAGTTGCATCCTGAGCAGCTTTACTGCTGATATTGCCGATGAGCAAACGGTTAAAGCCAAATTAACGCTGTACCCGGTTGTAAGGCCAAACAATACGGTGCAGATTGAGCCGCCGCCGCCCGATGTACCGGGCCCGGGCGAAGACAATGGCACCGTTTACGTGAAATTACAGCAGCGTAACATCGCATCTACCGACTTTCCTTTTCCGCCGCCGGGCTACCGTACCTATCATTGCGATTTATATGCCGTATTTTTTGAGGATGCGGCCGCCACTATTCCCAAAACGGTTGTCGGCTTGCCCGTACGGTACAATATTACCACCTATTACACAGGCGGCAGCGAAACTACTAACGGCACGGTTACCACCACCTGTAACGGCACCGAAACCGAGCTGCAACACGGCGCGCCAATCAGTTCAAACTCGGGTGGCCCATACACCGCATGGAGTTATAAGCTTATGCCGAGCGCCTATTACCATATTTTAACTTAATACCATGGCAGCAGTAAACGTGCAAACCATAAACATTAACGATGCTGTAAAAGGATGGGCCGAGGTAACTATCGACCGCTTTCACGAGGCGCTTGATAAATACGATATCGGCAGGCTTGACGGCGCCCTTTGGCAAAGCCTTGCTTATGAACTGGTGCAGGCAAACGGCGATATCGAGCGCGTGATCATCAAGTTTAAACAATACGGCCGCTACATTGATATGCGCGTGGGCAAAGGCAGGCCGATAGGCAACCGCAGGCGCAAAAAAAGCCCATGGTATAGCAAAACCAAAACCCGCGAAGCCGGTATCCTGCGCCTCATATTGATGCGAGATTTTGGCGTAAACTGGTTGGCAGAAGTCGAAGGCGAATTTAATGGCACAGAAATATTAATTCCTTAAAAAATGGCAGATCAAACCGAAAACGCGATAATAAACCTTGTCATTAATGGTGAACAAGCGAAAGCTACATATAAGGAATTGAACAAAGCCAGGGCTGATCAGTTGAAGCTTGTACAGGGCTTGAAAGAAACCGACCCTATCTACCAAAGGGAATTAGCTAATTTGCGGACAATAACCGAGGCGCAACGTGCACGAAGGGAGGAACTCAACCAAACAATAACATCCCAGCAGCTACTGGCTGGCGCCACCGATGAGGCCAATAATAAACAAAAGAGCTTTTTCGCCGATTTCAAAGAAGGTTTCAAAAACATCGGCGAAATGGCCGGCGAAATTACTGCCGGCACCTTAATCTATAAAGGCGTTTCTGCGGCTATTGGCTTTGTAAAGGACGTGTGGAATGGTAGCGAGGCTGCTTTTGTCGAGGCAGAAAAAACGCAGGCGCAGTTAGCTGCCGCGCTGGCATCTACCGGCGGTGCTGCCGGCATTTCGATGGATGCCCTCCAAAAAATGCAGCAGGTAGAGATGGATAAAACCGGCGTTGATGACGACGTAATTGCCAAAGCCGAAGAAATGCTGCTCACCTTTACTAATGTAGGGGGTAAGATATATGAAAAGGCGCTGCCGGCAATCTTAGACTATACATCGGCCATGAATGGGGGTACCGTAAGCATGGAAGGTGTTCAAACGGCCAGTATCGCAGTAGGCAAAGCGCTGAACGACCCTATTAACGGCCTCACCTCGTTGCGAAAGGTTGGTGTAACCTTTAACGATCAGCAAAAAGAACAAATAAAGCTGATGCAGGAAAGTGGCGACATCGCGGGCGCGCAGACCATTATTTTAAAAGAGCTTGAAAAAGAGTTCGGCGGTACCGCAGAAGCTATCCGTAACACATCCAGTGGCGCGCTTGATGCATTTAACACCGATTTAGGCAACTTGCAGGAACGTATCGGCAGCCTGATCGTATCTTTTAAAGGTGCGATAGCTTCCATATTCGACCCTTTGGTTAAAAAACTGGGGGATGCGCGCAGCGAGGCTGAACAATTAACAGATGAGTTTAAAAAGCAATCGGAGGCGGTTGATTCGCTTCAAAAAAACACCACACCTTTAATTGAGCGCTACGATCAGTTAAAGCAAAAAGGCAAACTGAATAAGGATGAACAAAAAGAAACCAAGGATATCCTGAACCAAATAGCCGATGTTATCCCATCGGCAGTTACTAAGTGGGATCAATACGGAAACGCGCTTGAAATTAATACCAAAAAAGCCCGTGATTTTGTCGGCGTGCAAAAAGCCCTGCTTGAGTACACCAATAAAGACGCGATATCTGCTTTGGTAAAAGAGCGCAACGAGATCACCTTTCAGCGTAACGCATTGATTCAGGCCCTAAATAAGGGGACTACTACCGAATACCAGGGCGGGGGTACCGTTGGTACTGGCACCTCGGTAACCAGGCAATTAACGCCCGATGAAATAAGGAAGATCCGGGCAGATTTGCAGGGCCTTGTCACCGATACAAAAAAAATAGATGATACCATAAAAGGCCTCAATGGTTCGTTTATGGACGATCTTAACAAAAAAACAACCGCTACTACCGGCAACATCAAAGCGCTTGGCGAAATGACGGTAGGCGAGTTGAATGACCGCATCAAATCGTTAAACGCCTCTCTGCAAAATACCGTGATAGGCTCAGAAGCTTATAAGAAGATCATTAAGGATATTAATGATACGGAAAAGCTTTTGCAAGTTGCCAAAAACGACAAAAAACAAGGTTCGGGTGCCATAAGCGAACGTGAGCAAACTGTAAAAGATTTGGCTGCATTGGCTGCCGAATATAAACAGTTTGATATTGCCGAAATAGCCTCGACAAAAGCCAAAAACGATAAAGAGCTTGACCTGCTTGATAATAAATACCAACAGGAAATAGATAAACAAGTAAAGGCAACACAGAAAAAAAACCTTACTAAGGCCGAAAGCGACGCGTTGGATGAGCGGATAGCCAAATTAAAAACCGATAAGGAAACTGCGCGAAACCAGCTGATTATTAAGCAGCAACAGGATTTAAATGACAAAATAGCTGCATACAATAACAAACTTTCGGATCAGCTTTTAACACAGTACGATAAAGAGCGTGATGATATCAATGCGAAGTATGATGCTATGCTGGCTGATGCCGGTAGCAACGCAAATCGGATAGCTACAATTGAAAAAGGCAGGGCTGAAGCTTTGGCTAATGCTAAAATCAATGAAGAAAAGCGCTTCCAGGAAGAGAAAAAGAAAATTGAAGCTGATGGCCTGGTTACATCTGCCGATAGCGACGAACAAGAACGGGCAAGAATTAATAAAAAATATGATGATGAGATAGCCGCCCTTAAAAGCAAGTTTAGCGAGGAAGAGCAAGCAACAAAAGATTTTAAAGATGCGATTGCTGCCATTAATAAACAACGTGATGATGAAGAGGCTAAACAAGCCGAAAAAGAGGCAATAAAAAAGCGTAAAGCGAACAATGAAATGGTGCTTTCGGGCGCTAAAACCACAGCTAACGCCCTTTTTGAAATAACCAACCGCAACAGGCAGGCAGATACTGAAGCGCATATCCGAAATCTCGAAAATCAAAAAAATCAGGAGTTAAGCAATAAAAACTTAACCGAGCAGCAACGTGCCGCCATTGAAGATAAATACGCTAAACAGGAAGCCGAGGTAAAGCGTAAACAATGGGAAGCCGAAAAACAAGCGGCCATTGTACAGGCCATAATAAACGGTGCGTTGGCAATGACAAAGGTTGCAGCCCAAACAGGAATTCTTAGTTTTGCCTTTAGCCCCTTAATTGCGCTTGAAACCGCTGCGCAAATAGCGGTAATTGCTTCACAGAAAGCACCAGAGTTTGAAGATGGCGGCATTCTGCCAGATGGCCCCAGCCATAGCAATGGCGGTATCAACCTGGTAGGCCCGTACGGCCAAATTTATGGACAGATAGAGGGCGGTGAGCCGGTATTAAGCAAAAAAACCTATGCCAATAACAAAGGTATTATTGATGCCTTGCTTAACAGTGGCGGCGCACCTTTAAACTATGACCGAGTGGCAACGGCTATAACAGACCGGGAGCGGCGCACATCGCCTGGCTTAAGTAGTCCATCTACAGCAAGGCAATCAACCGCTACTGCAGTGGCCACAAGCCCCGGTATAACGCCTGAGCATATTGATATGATGCTCGATGAATTGAAGAAAACCCGAGAGGCGATACAGGATCAGCAGGTTATTTTTAATGACCGCGCCTATGAAATTTATAAGGCAAAGAAATTAGCTATCAGGGATCAGGCTAACGCGTGATAGGCTTTTCAGTTGCCACGCTTAGGTTGGCAACTGGTTGCTGAATAGCAAATGGTTGCTGAACAAAAAAGCCAGCTTATTTAGCTGGCTTTTTCTTTTCTAACGATTCAAGGCCTTCCTTGAGAACCAAAACGTAAATCTCTTCCAACTTCAATTTTTGGCCCTCATCTTCTTTGTCCAGCTGGATGCGTTTTATAGCCCGGTGCACATCATCCGGTAACTGTTTAAGTGTAATTGCTGTCATGATGTTTTATTTACAACAAAAGAAGTAAAAAAATCTTTTAAAATAAAATTTGTTTTATAAATTTTCTATGTTTATAATTGTAGTATATTATAGTAATTACTACATTAAACAATATTTAGCAACATGGAAAATCAGGAATTAGAGCTACTTAAAAAGAAACAAGAATTGATTTCTACCTACTATGATAAAATCAATGTTTGGAAAAAAGACAGGTCCGGCATCAATACAAAAATTAAAAAGGCAGAAGCCAGGTTTGCTGAATTGGTACGGGTAGAGGCAGGTGCTGAGCAACTTGAACTCTTTGGCGACTTAGACCAATATATCAATGAAAATCCAGGCTTAGAAATTCCAGAGTAGCAAATTTAAAAACGCTCCTTATTGCTCAAATCTGTATTGATATTTGAGCAATAAGGCCTTTGAATATGAATGTAGAGAAATCCAATTTGGAAAACATAAAGGAAATGTTTTTGGATAGCGAAAACGATTATCCTTTTCTTTCATCTTTTGTGTATCGTTTTTTAGGGTATTCAAGGCATAGCAATTTTAAACGTGATATGAATAAACCTATCTTCTATAAAAATCTTTTATTCACTGATGACACAACATTAAAAGTGAATAAAAGAGCGGGAGAGGTTTTTTATTTAGATCGCGTTATTTTTTATCGGCTTGCCATAAAAAAATATCCACACTTAAGTGAGCTCAGTGAGTTTTACGCCAGTTATAAATTGCGGTTTTATAAAAGTAAAATATTTAATTTTTCGACGTACAAAGAGCGCAAGATTAGATTTTTTACATGGTTTTCCCGCTTTCGGACTAACCCTAAGTATCAATTATACGTCCATAACCTTAATACTATGTCGTTTGCGGTGGCTATTGATTATGATGTGTTTGATACTTATAAAGCTTATTGGACTGGTTTTTCAAACGCCGGGCGTGCCGAGTTTTCAGAAAATTACACTTTTGGCATTAAATATCCCTATGTTGTTTTTGATAGTCTTGAACATCGTGTACGCTGCCAGTATTTAAAGTTTATGCAGTATTGTTACGATACTTTGCCATTAACAGACCTGCAAAAAGCATTTTATAAGATTTACTATGAACTTGTAGAAGAATTGATTGAAAGGCAGAAGGAAATCGACATTAAAGCAGGGGCACTTAAAATTACAGCTGACACAGATCCTGAACTGGCAGCCAAAATGAAAACACTATATCGGAAAGCGGCTTCATTGTGCCATCCTGATAAAGGAGGCGATCAGGAGGTTTTCAAAAAATTAAATAATGCTAACGAGAAAGGAGATTTTATTACAATCGAAAAAATTCATAATAGCTTAACAAAGAAGAAAAAATAAAAGCCCCGGAAGTTTCGACGCTGCCCGGGGCCTAATGAACCATTAACCAACAAAGATTAAAAAGATCATGAGCGAATATAACGAAAAAGAGGCGCAAAACGCGCGCGAGATACTTGAAATGGATTTGAAAAGCCTTTTAAGCGATGAAAACGGCCCCAACACTATAGTTGATACCTTATTGGATTTGCTGGAGCATAGCAAAATTGAGCCAATGCCTGCACAATCGGCCGCTATATTCAGGCTGATAAGGTTTTTAAACTATGCGCAGCATGTACAACTGCTAACCTGCCATTAACGTGAGCCCTCCGGGGCTTTTTTTATGCATCTTTATTTTATTTTACTAATTTTGTTAGTAAATTGGGTGATATGAGCGATGATAAAAAGTACACTTTCCGTAAAATGTATTTTCAAGTAGAAAACGATAGAGTGATACAGGATAACGTTGGGGCAACCAATGTTTACCAGCGAAAGGAAGATGCCATTAAAACATGGCGCGATTATACCCGGTTAACACCTTACTACTGGGAGAAAGGCAAGCCACAAATAAAACGCGAAGTTGTTGGCTTTTACCTGGTACACGAAAGCCTTTTTGAGGAAATACTAAAGAGGTATACCAAACAGGTTATTGATGCTTCGGAAGAGGGCGGCATTAACCACTCACAGTAATATTAAATCCATAATTATTGCTTAAAAAACACTATTATTTTCGCGGCAATCTTCTATATTTTCACGAAGGTTATATGTACCATACCATTAAAAATACATGTGAAAACATTTATCATTTTAAGAAATTTGATTTAGATTTAAATCCCCTGATTGATAGCTAATTATTTTTTTGACCCCCAAAACACCTTTCACAATGATTGAACAATGCTCAAATTGCAATCAAAAACCGCCAATGGTTACCGGTTTACTTGAAGTTTATCGCCATGCAGATCCTATTCACATGATGGAATTGCTCAACCAACTCACACTTAATTCGGATCACCTGACAGACCGGGACAAAGTAGAGATTGGCCAGCTGCACCACTTACTCGCCGAAATAGCCCGACAGCGGGACAATGACCTTACCGAAACCGTTCAATTACTTAAAATCCCCGCTTAGGGGATTTTTTATTTACAGGTTATTAAAGTTAGCCATCAGCACATCTTTGCGCTTTTCGCTCATTTTTACGTAAATCATGGTAGTGGCAATATCTGAGTGCCCCATTAACTCTTTAAGGGTGGCAACATCGCCGCCCATTTCAATAAACAGCGTTCCGAATGTATCGCGGCTAACGTGGAAGGTTAGGTTTTTGGTGATATTGGCTTTCTCCTGGATGAGTTTAAGTTTTTCGTTGCATGTGGGATCTGCTATTTCCTTAAACAATACTCCTTTCCTGCCCTCTACCAGTTTCAGAGCATAATCGGGGATCAGCATATTAATTTCTTTGCCATACCTTACAGCGCCTTTTAAAAGGCTCATTTTAAGCCGCCCGTTTTTGATCATGTTGCGGTGCAATTGGTGTGTATCGCTAATCCTGATGCCGGTATAGCAGCTAAACAAAAACTTGCGCAGCGTTTCCTGGCAAAGTTCATCCAATTCGCCGCTATCAAAAAGCTTTTTCAGCGCCTGTAATTCATGCTTTTCAAGCGATTCGCGATGTCCATCTTCATATTTAAATTTATAGCGCTCATAAGGATTTTGAATATCGAAACCGTCATCCTTAGCCTTTATAATATAAGTCCTGAACCGCGTATGCGTAGTACAAGCCGAATTATGACTTAATGCCGGCACTTTTTTAGTGCGCATCCAGGTGTTAAACTTCACAACAAAATCAAAATTGATATCGCCCAGCAAAAGCACCTCATTGCCGCCCAAAAACTCAACTAAGCGATTATAGCTGGTAGTATGGTTTTTAGCCGTGGTGTCTTTTATAACGCCCTCGTTTTCCCAGTTATCCTGAGTTTGTTTCCAATAGGCCAAAAAGTTTTCCCGGTTATCGTAGTTTTCAAACTCGCGGGTAAACAAGCTTGTAGTAAGTGGCTTTTCGGCAGAAAAATAGCGCATAATGATCCGGTTAGCACGGCTTTTTGCTTCCGTTAAGATCATATTAACCCTGTCGGCATCCGTATCCCTGGCACTTCGTTTAGTGACACGCTCGGCAGCGGGATCAAAAAAAGCCTCCGGCCAGCTTTCCTTTAAATTGAACTCGCGTTTTACCCGGTCGATGATTACCCGCAAAAACAACCCTCGGGTATCATCAGACAATACCCTGTGGTGTAAAACCACCTTTGTAGAGATACTTTGTTTAAATTCCTTAGTAGTCATAATTGGTGAGACATTATTGCTTGCTGGTGAAACATGGTGAAATATCGGAGAAACAAAAATCAATAAACCCGCTTTTAGAGGCTGTTTTTGCCCGATAGGTAGATAGTTGGTGAAACAAAAAACAGCCTTAATGATATATTCAAGGCTGTTTTTTGTTTTTTGAGTGACCCCGGAGAGATTCGAACTCTCGACCCAATGATTAAGAGTCATTTGCTCTACCAGCTGAGCTACGGAGTCTTATACCTGATTTTGGTAGGGCTGCAAATATGCAAATTATTTTCTTTTAAGCTGTTAAAAATACCTTTTGTTAACAATTATTTTAATTAACGGATTGTAAAATCATTTAGGATTGGTAGTAAACTTTTGTGAATTTACTCGGTATTTTTATGAATACCGGCCTTGCTAAATAGATTTAGTAGTAGTTTCATAACAAAATATCGATTTTCTTATTGGAATTTCAACAAAAGCTACTTAAATTGTAAAACTTAACATCTACTCCTTATGAAAAAAAGAAAATTACTCAAAATTAACAAGCTGCAGTATGAAAGCGTTGTTAAAGACTTTATCTCCCAAAATGGTTTAAATGTTCAATATTCTTATACTAAAGATCATTTTTATCTGTATAGTGACGAGTCGACAATCAATCAACTCGAAACGCAGGCTATTGGCATAAACTTATAA